GGCGTGTCCACCACCGCGTCGCCGGCGGCCTCGATGATCTGCGTCGTCTCGGTGACGATGGTCGCGAGTTGGTCCTCGGCCGATGACACCACATAGTCCAGCTGCCCGGTCACCTCCGCCACGTCCTCGAAGTACTCCCCGAGCTGCTCCTTGAGGGTGGCGCTCCGGCTGGCCACCACGGCCGGCTTGTCTAACGTGGCCGTCGGAAACGTCCGGCCGTCACCCACCTCAGCGAACTCCAGCCGGAACGTCGCGGCACGGCCTTCCTCCATGGTCTCGGAGAGCACCACCGGTGGCAGGACCTGCACGCGAAGGGTGCCGAACGTCGGATGCACCAACGTTCCTGCGCCCTTCTGCTCGACCGCCGTAATGAGGGCATCGCGCCGGCGGGCGTAGTCAGAGCCATCACCTGTGGCGATGACAAAGGCGGACAGCCGGAACCGGCGCACCTTGCGGCCCTGGTCGTCGAAGTAGCCTCCGCCGTCGCCGAGGGGCTCCTGCAGAACACCGTCGCGACCGACCTCTGTCTCCATGCTGGTGACCGAGAAGGGAACGCCGCGGAAGCTGGCCGGGCGCAGGTTGTCACGCCAGCTCATCGACCCACCTGCGACTTTCGCGCGCCCTTGGCCTTGAGGTCCAGGGCGCCGTTGCCCCGAAGCCGGATGCCGTCGATGGAGACGTTGGGGTCTTTGGAGCGGAGGTCAACCGTCAGCTGGCCCTTGAACTCCGACTGTGAGGTGTTCGCCGCCATGCGCCTCGACGCCTCGAGCAGCGCGCTTGTGTCGCGCTCGCCGACCCCACCGCTACGAAGATTGGCCAGGGTGAAGAGGGCAAGGTCGGGCCCTTTGGCCTGCACGGAGCCGTCCTCGAGCTTCACTGGCTTGTTGAGGGTCGCCGCCTCGATGGCAGCGAGTCCAGCCTTGGCGTCGCGCTTGTTGATCTTGTCGTTTGCCTCGATGACCTCCTTGATCTTCTGGTACGCGTATACGGCCGCGGCAGCGATCCCGGCCAACGCCACACCAACCGGGCCGAGCGCAAAGAGCAGCTTCCCGGCGAACAGACCCGCCAGCGCCAAGCCCACACCCTTGAGGCCGCCCATCTTGTCGATGAGGTTGGCCACCCACTCTCCCGCCTCCTTGAACCAGGTGATCACGCGCGGAACGCCATCGATGACGGCCTGGACGAACTGCCGGACCCAGGCTGCAAGCTGCTTCTGATTCGCGCTCACCTTCAGCCAGTCCGACATCCTCTTGATGAGCGGCAGAAACACCGGGAGCAGCTCTCCCATGATGGTGTTGCGGGTGGCCGTGATCTGCTCGGAGAACTCGTGCCACCGCTCGGTGGCCTTCTCCGATGCCTTGAGGGCCTTGCCGTCCATGACCGCGCCACTCTCACGCACCACTTTGGTCAGCCGACCGAGCTCCACCTGGCCCTTTTCGGCCATGCGAATCATGGCGAAGCCGGCCTCGCCGAACGCGATGTTGGCCAGGCGGTTCCGCTTGGTCGCGTCTGTCTCGCGCTCGACGGCGCGGATGAGAAGCTCGAAAGCCTGCTCCGCGGTATCGGTGCTCATGACCGCCTTGAGCAAGCCCTTGTCGAGGTTCTTGAGCCCCTCGTACAGCTCACCCCCCATTTCGCCCTTCGCCTCGCCGACGCGCTCGGACATGTCCTTGATGGCGTCTCGGAACTCGTCGGAGCCGACGCTCGCACGCTTGGCGACGAGCTCGTACTCCTGCATCCGCTGAGCCGTGAAGCCCACCTGTCGGGAGAACTTCGAAATCTCATTGCCCGCGGAGACGTAGCTCTTCGCCCAGGCAGCGAGGCCTCCCACGCCGGCGGCACCCAAAGCACCGGCTTTGACCGCGAGGCCTCCGATGACCTTCCCGACGCTCAAGCCGATGCGACCGACGCCGCGGAGCGAGTTTCCCAGCGCGATTTTGATGCGACGAGCGGCAAGACGAACGGGGGCGGTGGCCTTGTCGATGGCCCTGATTACCGCCTTAATTTCGAGCTTTTTCGCCAATTCTCGCCCCATGCTTCGCCCAGAACACGAGTTCTGAGGCGGTCATGCTCCAGAGGTCAGAGGGGCTCCAGCCCCAACTCCACGCGAGGTTGGTCGCGAACTCGTCTAGCTTTCGGCGCCCTCCGAGCTCTCGTCCGAGTCCCCAAAAGGGTCGAAGGCCTTCGCGACCGCCTCCCCCAACACCTCCAGGTCCGCAAAAGAGATGGTCTTGGCGGCCTTGGGTGAGATGTTCGTGAGCACCCGAGTGAACTCGCGGATGGTCGCCGGCTTCAGCAGCTCGGTCTCGATGTCCTCAAGGGAGAAGTCGTCGTCGAAGTCGCCCAGCTCCACTCCGCGGAAGTAGAGCTCATCGACCTCCTCGCCGAGCACCATGATGGGCTGGCGCAGCGTCGCAATCGCGACGTAGTTCTCGGGAGGCAGGTAGCCTCCCCGACGCTTCTTGTGGTTTCGGCCGCCCATCAGCTCACCTTGTCGAAGTCACCCGGCAGGCATTCGATGCGCACCGTGAAGTTGCCCTCCGAGAGGTCGCGGGGACGCTCCCCGGTCGACCAGCACTCGGAGAAGATCCAGCTCTCGCCGGTGTCGGCGTCGATCTGCACGACGTCCTCCGCTCGCCCCGACAGCGCCTCGATGGCGTCCTCCATCTCGGGATCGGTCGTGAGGATTTCGATCTCGGCGAATGGGTTGATGGGCTTCTCGGTGAAGCCGCCATCGCCGCTGAGCCCGGTCTTCGACTCCTTGACGTTCGTCTGGGTCTGCAGCGTGGCGTTCATGCCGACGCTGGCCAGGCGAGTGCCGACGTTCATCGAGAGAGTGCCGGCGATCTTCTTGGTGGCCATGGGGCGTTACTCCTACGCGGCGAAGTCCAGCTGGAAGCTCAGGGTCACGTCGAACTGGCGCAGCGGGTTCGCCAGGTCGGCGGGGAGCTCGCTGACGACGATCCGGCCGCCCTCGAGGTTCCAGTTGAGCCGCTCCTTGAAGCCGGCCATGTCCTCGCACCAGCCGTTGCGGATGGCCTCGCGGTAGCCGCCGATGAAGACGTCGCCCACCACCTTCTTGGCGGTGGTGACCTTCTCCACGCCGGCGCGGAGCTTCTTGTCGTCGCCGACTAGCGAGAACTCCTGGTACTTCTGCGACCGAGCCTTCCACAGGCGCATCAGCGCCTGGTTCGTCGCAGGCGTCTGCACCTCGTGGTAGCTGTCGTCGTCGTTGCCCTGCGAGTCGGTCTGGTAGGTCGTCGCGCAGACGTCCAAGACCACCTCGCCCTGGTCGTTGACGACCGCGGCGGCGATGCCGTTGTTGAGCAGCGTGCTTCGCTCGGTGCCGTCGAAGCGGTCAGCGGCCTTGGGCCCGAGGATGCCCTTGAGCGCCACCTTCGAGATGGGGTTCCGGGGACGCACGGACAGCGAGCCAGCGGCGACGCTCATCAGCGCTGCGGCCACCTCCCACACCGGCGACGGCATGGAGGCCAGACCCAGCACACTCACATGCTGGTCGTTCCGGGTGCCACCAAAGGTCACCAAGTTGCTCAGGCTGTCGATTTTCGACGTGAACCAGTGGCCGTACAGCTGCCGAAACTGGCCCCACCGACCGGTGTCGCTGTCGTCGAGCTCGGCGCCGATGAGGTTCAGGTTGGTGGCGTCGGTGAAGGCCCAAGCACCGTAGTCGTACTCGGTGTCCCCCATCGCGGCGACCGCGTTGGAGAGGTCCGGGTCTGTGGCACCCGAGCTCATCGCGGTGATCGCCACCGTGACGCCCGTGGGCGTTTCCTCGCCCCCAACCTCGCCGAAGTAGTTCAGCTGCAGGTCGATGCCGTTGCCGAGGGTGCCGCCGTTCTTGGCGGTCAGGTCGACCTCGTTGGCGTTGACGCCGTTGACGGCGGCCGTGACCGGAAGGTCCGGCGCCGCCGTGATGGCCGCCACGATGGCAGCCGCGATGTCGTCAGCGGTGTCGCCAGCCGATACCGCCACCTGCACCTTCTGG